TTGATAGCAGGATCATATACTCCACGCTCAATGTTCGCATCTATAACTTGAGAAAGAGTTTGGTGATCGTATTGTCCGTATACTTGTTTGTGTAGTCCGTATAGCAACAAACGTGCCGCGGCAAATTGATAGTTAGGTGTTTCTAATGAAATAAGATCATTAGCACTTCGTATTAAAATGTTTTGTATTTCATCAGTAGTCATTCCGTCGTAAAACTGTAAATCGGCATTCATTTCAATCTGCGATGCAGATACACCTGTTAAATCATTACATGCTTCTTCTACAACAAAATGAATTTTATCTAAATCTAACTTTTCCTTTTGTCCGTTTCTCTTTGTTATAAAAACTTCTTTAGATGCGTTCATTTGTTTCCTCTTTTCTATATATTCTTTATTCGTGTGTAGTCCAGTATTTACTATCTTAACTACAATTCAATTGTTTCCTGGCAAACCACTGTGTCCGGTAGTTCACTACTTATACAAACAGAATTATTTTCATAGTCAATTAATGTGTTATTAACTTTAACTAGATTATAATATCTTTTTGTCGAATGGTCTATACTTATTTTTATCAAAACAGGCGTTTTGGTAAACCTTGTAGTTAACTTCAGGGTCCATCCTATCATTAGGGGTATTGCGACGGGACAATACCGGTTTTCTTTAATTACTTCCCAAGGTGTTGGCCACTGTTGAGAATTAAACTGATTAAGGTACTTGTCTATGCGTGGTGCCTGTAACCAAAAGTCTAATGTTCTTTGATAAGGATCATTACACTCTTCGAGTGTATTCCTAAAGTTTCGCCATTGTGTGATACGTTCGTCGGTATTTGTATCTAAAAACATTAAGCAAAGTAACTAATTGTGTAACTTAATGTCCCTGCACCATTACCGATTGGATTTCTGTATTTGATAAGCAATGTTTCACTGCCTACTGTACTATCCATATCATCTAGATTTGCTGTCCATTCAACAGCACCATCACTGTTTCCAGTATGGCTATAACTGTCAGTTAAATTAATATTGCTATCATCTCTTACTGACAATGTTATTCTACCTTGTCTAGTTGTATCACTAGACGTTCCGTCTTTAACAACAAGATAATCTATGTATGCAATTTTATCTTTTGTAAATGGTAGTTTTATAATTTGTGTTGGTGCGTCTACTTCTGCAAGTGTTGCAGTCTTCATACGTGTCTGTGTATGATGTAAACCATCAACTGTTGGTTTGAAAGGAACAGCACTTAATGAATTTTCGTTAACAAATGCATCTCTTTCAAAAAAGTCTCCAATACTTTGACATAGTTCACTGTCAAATTTAATAACACTTGTTTGTGGACTGTTTTGTCCGTTACCATTATTTGCTACATCTACAAAAATATTATTTGCAGAAGTATGACCAAATGGTGTTGTGTTATTAGGAGCATGTACTGCTATTCCAAAGTCATCAATTTTATCAAACTTTGAATTAGTAATTAGGTAATGTCTTGGACCTTGTGATTGTGATCCTGAACCTGAACTTGTTCTACCTAAGTCTACACCTACATGTCCAAATGTAAACAAACTATCTTTGATTGTAATTGTTTGTGTATCAAAAATACTATACACACCGATACTTAATTGTGTAAATTGACAGTTACTTATAAGAACATTTTCACTTGTTAATGCACCAAGTCCTCTTAATTCAATTCCACATTGTGCGGCATCTAATCCATCTAATGCATTCCATGTTCCAGTAAATTTTACATTGTCAATAATACTTTCTGTTGTGTTATCTAAATACATCAACGGAGCATCTGCCGTTACTGCACTGTCTACTGTTAATGTTACACCTTGTATCATAATGTTTTGTGGGCGTGATAAGTTTTGCATAGAAGCAAACTCAACATAACTGCCTGGAGTACTATCTCCGCCTACTGTTTGAAAAACTGGTTTTGCTGTTTGTGATAATTCATTAGGATCAACATGCATTGTAATAATAGTTTTATCAGGACCGTCACCAATGATATTTGCATATGGTGGAATATGAATTGTGTTTGTTACTTTATAAGATCCTGCTTCTAATTTTAATGCACGTCTTGAATTAGCATTAAACTTGTCGCCACTGTTTAAAAATATTTGATCTACTGCTCTTTGTAAAGCACTTGTATCATCTGTAACACCATCGCCAACAACACCAAAACTTTTGATACTAACAATATCATCTAGTCTTTGTTGTATGTTTCTTTTTACAGGATCATTTGAAAATTCTCCTGTTTGTACTGTTGCGTCTGTATTACCTTGAAATTGGTATTGATCTAATAATTGGAATATGTTTGTTTTTTCAGTTAGGATTTCAGTATTTCCAACAGCAGGGGCACCTTCGCTTACACTGCCATTACCAATATATAATTTTTGTGTGTCTACTGCCCAACCAAGTTCTGCACTTGCTAACTGTGGTAAACCTGTAATTGTTTCCTTACCACGTCTGTGCTGTATTTTTGAAATCTGTACAACTGCCACTGTATTCTCCTAATCTATAACACTATTTACCAATTAGAAGTGATGATTGGTGTAGTAGTCTTTTACACGTTTTAACCATTCATTTGACCAGTGTTCAAATTCGTCTGCAACTAGGTCAAATTGTTGGTATTCTAATGCTCTACTACACATAAACACATGGCCTTCACGTATATCTGTGCCATATACTGCATTGTGTGCCATTGCATATGCGGCCATTTGCAAATAGTAATCTTCAACCCATTCTTTTTTCTTAGGTTTATTAGTTTGCTTAAAGTCCATAATACAAGGAGTGCCTTTGTACTGTCCTACAACATCACAAGTGCCTGAATACATCTGTGGATAATACAATGCTTGTTCAATACCCCATATTTCATCTACATCTACTAGAGCAGATTCAATAATTACGTCAGCCATTTTATTTGCTTGAACATGTACTAGGTTGTTGCCTGGTTTACGTTCTTCACCAATAAGAAAACGTTCTAAGTTATTGTGCATTGCTGTTCCAACACCTGCGGCCTCGGTTGTAATTTGCTGTGCTTGTTTTTCACCCACTCGCTTTTTCCATGCGATTAAATGCGTCATATCCTTCGTTTTACTTAGGATCGTTGTGACGCTTGGTGTTTTACTACCATCGGGTGCTTCGTAAAGCCTTTTGCCTTCTAAGTTTATTTGTTTAACTGTGTGATACTTGTAACGTTCCACAAAAGTTGGTGGGGTATGTTTTTCCATTAATAAAAAATCCTGTAGTTGTAATATTAATTATAACTTAAAAGGTGGGTAGAAGTCAAGTTATGAACGGCGTTTTGTTGCTCGTTTTGCCATCTTTTCGATGTTATTTGTTGGACTAGAGTCTACATCGTCAACTGTGCCATCTGGATCTTTTTGCATTTGAGTGTTCAAAACTACACCATCTTGGTTAAAGTTTTTTACAACTGCTTTGACTTCATCTGATGTATCATACAAGTTTTTGAATACACCATAATCAAAAGCACCATGACCTGATGCTTTCATTAAGTTTGTAATTGCTTGGTAAGATAGTTCAGCAGTTGAATCGTCTGCATTGGCTCGCTGAATTTGATTGCGAAATAATAAAACTAGATCTTGTTCTAAATCACTATTTGCAAATTCAGAAAATCTCATGTTGACTCCTTACTGAGCCAACTTGTTCATTATGCGTGTTGATTCTTCAATTGACTTTTTAGTAGGTGTGTAACTTTCACGCTTTTCTCTACCTTCAGGTTCATCACCTCCGGTAGCAGGTTCACTTGCACTAAACTCGTCACCTGCTGGATCAATTGGATCAACTGGTTCATCTGTATCCATAGGCTCTTCAATGTCGCCTTCTGGTTCAGCACCAATTGTATCTGTAGGAGCAGTTTCTCCTGTAATGATTCCAACACCTGCTGTAAGTGCTTCACGTGATGTAGTTAAAACTTCTTGTGTTGCTTCTAAGGCAGGTTTCACTGTTGCAACAAATGCATCTGATTGTTCTTGACCCATTTCGTCTCTAATAGAGTCTGCAAGTTCTAACATTCCTTCTGCACCCATTTCAGCAACATCTTCTAAGAATGCAGTAAATCTATCTACCATATCCTTAGCCGCCATTGTTAATTCTGCTTGTTCTTCTGCACCTTCTTTAACAACTTTGCTTTCGCCTACTGCTTCTGCACCCATGCCACGTTTCATTGCTTTTAATCTTTGAACGCCTTGCATGTTTAAGAATGGTTCCATCATAGATTGCATTGCATCTCTGAACCCATCAATTTGTTGTTTGTTAAGTGGTTTACCTTGTAGGATTTTTTCTATTGCCATTCTAGCAAGATTTGCTTTTCCTTTGTCGTCCATTACTGCTCTTAATGCTGTTAACACTTTTGAATCTTGTGAAACATTTTTATCTGCATTAGGATCAACATCTGTACCAGCACCTGGATCATCATCAATGTCATCATTTGGATTTTCTACTGTAAAATCACGTGCAACATCTGCATCTGACTCATCAACTTCAATTACGTCTTCGCCTAGATCTTCTTCATCAACACTTTCAAGGGGATTATCAATGTATTGATTAATTGCACTCTCTACAATTTTACTGATCAGCAAAGTTTTTTGAAATTCATCATTGTTTAATGATTCATTAAAGTTATGCTTTAGTTCGAATTCTTTAAGTTTATTTTGAATCTTGTGACTGTAAGATTCTAGTTGCTCTTTGCTGTATTTTGCAAGATCAACTGATACTCCATATTTGTTACGTAGGTCTTTCTGTAAAGACTCAACTGTAACTGTGTTCATAAAATCTGACGTTTTCATCGTATGTAATCCCCTAACGTTATTATAGTGTTATTTAGTGTCAAACAGCAAAGTTTCTGCTCTATCTAGAAGCAGTGCAACTTCGTTCTTTGCTTTTTCGTATTTAGGCATGTATTCATACATTCTAGCATTGTATAAATCTATCTTAACATCGTCATCTTTTGCTTGTGCAACGTTAAAACCATGCTTTAAAAAGCGAATTTCGTTGTAATAGTGCAAATACTTGTGATCTGCATCTAATAGTTCTCTTTCATCAAAGTCAACATCTAATCCTAGATATATTGATAATGCTACTGCAATCTTGTGACTAGCAATACCTTTGTAATAGCATATTTTTGGATTGTGTAAATTTACTATCTTATACCATCCATCCTGTGCTTTCTTAATATAACAGTGTTTGAATTTAATACCGCCATTATGAGCAACGGGCAATACGAAGCCACTCTTTTTTAAACGGAGTTTAACTGACTGTGCAGTTTCCGCAAAGGCGCTGACTAACTTCTTTACTTCTGGCTTCATATCTATTAGTATAACTTGAATTTTAGTTTAGTGCAAGATCTTTTTTATTATACTTAACCGTTTTTGGTAGACCTTTTGTTCGTTTTGAAGGTGTAAGTTCAACTTCACTACCGCTTACATTTTTAACTTTCATTTTGGCTTGCATTGTTTGGTTTGGTTTGTTTGGATCTGTAACAGGCATAGCAAACTCTTGACCTCTTGCTAGTTTGGTTTGTTGTGTGCCTTGTGTACCTTGAGTACTTTGTGTTCCAATTGTGCTACCACTACCTTTTTGCGAAAGTTTTTGAGCAGTATTTGTTTTTAAACTTTGTTGATTATTGTTGTTTGTTTTTCTTGCAGTTCCACGCTGTTGTGAAGCAAGGTCTGTACCTAAGTTGCCTATTGCTTTGCCAACTTGTCCTATAGCGTTGCTACTGTTAGATCCTGAACCACCTTGTCCACCTACAGCCGCCATACCGCCAACTTTTTTCATTCCTCTGCCTAATGATCTTGCACCTCTTGCAAGTCCTCTACCTACTGCACCTGCGCCTCTTACTAATGCTCCGCCTGCAACTCTTGCGGCTGTTCCAGCAAGTGCGGCTAATGGAACCAACTCATCAAGTTGTTCTTCAGTTAAGTTATGGTCTAAAATAACTTTTTTAAAATCTTTGTGCTTTTGATCTATTTCATCAATACGCATTACTTCTTCCTTCGCGGTGCTGGCCTTGTAGGTGCTTTTGCTCTATTCTTACTCATTACTGCTCTACTAATACCTGAGCCTTTTTTAGTAAACATAGATTTCTTTGCTGTCATGCTTGGTTTTTTAGAACGTGTTACTGTCATTGTCTTTTTCTTTTGTGTGTCAATTGGTGCATGACAAGTAGACATCTTAGCAACAATACGTCCTTTGCGTGGACCACTAACGCATCTAAATTTTCTTGTAACTTTACCTTTGTGTGAACCGCCTGGTTTACCACCACGTCCAAAGATAAACTTACCGCCTGCTTCTGTTAGTTCAACAAGTCTCATCTTCTGTTCATAGTCCTTAATGCTCTGGATGCCGGATTAGTACGTTTTGTACGTTTGGCTTTACGCATCATTCTAGCACCTAATTTCTTACGTGTGATACGCATCTTCATTTTGGCTTTGATATTTGGTGGAGCAAAACATTGCTGTGCTTTAGCAACAATACGTCCATGACGCTTACCGCCAACACAACGGAACTTACGCACTAGGCTTTTACCTTTGCGGCCCCATATTTGTTTCTCTGCGAGATCTGTGAATAATTCTACTAACAACATGTTAGTATTTAGTTTAGGACATATTAATGAGAATAACAACGACTGTAGATAACAGTCCTGCAATTATAGTACCTGAAGTACCTATAATAACTTTAATGAGAGATGAGTGTGATTTACCTAAGTCGTCGTGTATGTGTTGAACCTTTTCTTCAACATTACCCAAACGCTTTTCTAAATGGATATAACGTTGCTCACATAAGTCAACGTGTGCTTCTAAATTTTCTCTCTCTAAGTCTGTGGCACGTGCCATATTCAATTTCTCCATAAACACCCTAACTCTTAGGGTTGATAAGTAAACTCTTTCGTTAGCCTTAACGTGTTATTATGATATGCCTAAATTGTGCCTTCAAGTATATTTATACAACTTCAACGGTAATATTGGATTTACCTTTGTTATTAAGTACAAACATTTTAGGATTAGGTACAGTTTCTGTTAACCCTCCTAATACTGGAACTTGTTCAAGGTCTTGCTTTAATAGGCCTACGGGGTCGCTTTTGTCATCGGTGTACGCATCGGCATGGTCAACTTCAAATTCATATGTCCAAACTTTGTGTTCACCTTTAATACTTGTTCCAAATTCGCCTGTAACGTCTCGAGTTGAGACAAATGGATCATCATTGAGGTTAATCAAATTACGCAAGTTAATAACTTGTTGTAAAGTTTGGAAATTTTGTTGCTGAAGTAGTTTTTGCTCGTCACCCTGCCCCCTGCGTCTAACGTCAGTTCGGGTAACATCAACTAATGTTTTGATACGTATCTTCATACTCGTATTTACCGGTCATAAAAAAAGGGTGCCGTAAAAACGACACCCTTAATATTAGTTATAGTTTCAATTATAAAACAATAGCCATGTCTGCAAGTAATGAACTTGTTACGCCAGTTGTACCAATTCCGTAGTTAGCATCTGCTGTAAAAGCACCTGTACCTTGGATTGCAACTTGTACGTTGTCAGTAGTTCCACTTGTGAACACACCTGACTCAGTTAGTACTGAAACACCTGCAACTGTATGTGCATCATCAGTTCCAGCAGTTCCGCCTGCCTGTATGAAAGTTAATGCCGCATCTAGTTCTGCTTGTGTCATGTTAGTTTTTGCAAGGTTAATGATTCTAGTTCTAGGACCAATTCCGTTGCCTGCGATTGCCGCCGCGTTATTTGTTATAGTAGCCATTTTATTTCTCCTTAAAGTTTTCTCTTATGGCGTTTACCACACTCTGTGGTATCCGTACTTTTATTTATCATCACTAGCCATAAAAAAAGGGCGACACAAAGCCGCCCTTTTGATACTTGTAAAAGTAATCTAATTAATTAGATTGCTTCTAGGTCTGTTACTACTGTAACTGTTACTGTGTCACCATCTGATAATGTTTGTACACCACCAGTTAGACCAGCCAACGTACCTGTGTCTAATACTTGTCCAACTGCTCTTGCAATTGAATTGATATCAACACCGTGTGTGTCTGCTACCATGTAGATTTCAGAACCATCTGCTTTAGTTTGTAAAATGTGTGACATTCCACCTAATGCATCTGTTACTTTAGCGGCCGCCGCGTCAGAACCCATAGCGCCAAGACCGTTACCACCTGCAAGTACAATTTTGAAAACTTGTACTTTAGTAAGTTCTTGCATAGTTCCTCTAGCAACTGCTGTTGGATTTACTCTTGTAATTGAAGCCATTTTATTTCTCCTTGTTAATAAATTGCTCTTATGGCGTCTTCCACTCTCAATGGACTACGTGCTATTATTTATAGGATTGTAGGAAAAATAATGTATATGCTTATCTTTTTGCTACTTTTGCTCTGTTATGTACTTGCCTTAACAAGTTTACATAACCAGGACCTGCTTTTATAATGTCATTTACAATACGCATAACTGGTGCATATGCTTGTGCAAATCTTGGTGGAATACCTAACCCTCTAGAGGTCATGTTAAGTACTTTGTATGCAAATGGCAAGTCCTTATTAGGTACACCTAATAATCTAAGCATCTGTATATCTTTTGTGTCTGCTGGAATTGGATCCATAACACTTATTCTTGGCTCTGTATCTTTAACTTGTCTGCTTTCTAAATCATAGTCTTTGACAAACAAAATATAATAGTCAATTATGTCAGCATTTCTACCACGTGCTTTAAGTGCGTTTTCTAATTCAGTAACTGCTTTACGTCTTTCATTAGGAGTAAGTTTTGAATAGTTTGCTATTCTTCTTCTTAGTCCACTATATCTACTGTTGCGTAATCCACTGTCAATCTTAAGTAAATCTCCTGCATCAGCAATACTAGGAGCACCATCTTTGAAACTTCTTAATAATCTTTTTGCTGTAAGTGTTGGAAAGCCTGAACGTTTGCGTAAACGCATTGCCGCTTTAGGATCTTTTAACTTTTCTACAATACGTTCATCACCATCTACAATATTAAGTAAACAATGCAAGTCATTTGCACTTGGTCTAAAGTTGTGCCAATTTTGCCATTTAAGAACTTGTTCACTGTAAGATGTAACATAACGTCTACTTGGATAATGACGCATTACATGAAGTGCAAGGAAATATAGTAATACTAGATCAGAGGCATCAGTAAACGTCATTCTACTGACGCCATCTGAATTGCGAATCATTTTGCCTTCTGTAATATAATCAAGAAATTTAAATTCAGACATTAACCAAAGTCCTTCGGAGTTGTAAAGTTGCGTCGACTAAATTCAAGTCTATCTACAATTTTCACTGCTCCGCCTACATGATCAATTGCCACGTAGCCTTCCGGAGAACCTGCTTCATAGCCGTCTGCTGTTTTATAAAAGTGTGCTATACTTTCTATGTTGTTTAATTTTGTAATGAACATTTTTTTAAGATTAGTAATCTCTGTCATAAAAATTATAATACCTGATAAGCCTTTTCTATTTGTATTAATAAAGTTCATATTGTTTTGAATTTTTTGCAGTCTATTTTTTACTGCTGGCTTTTCTGGATCTTGGTTTTTAAGTTTTGCAATTTCGCCTTCTATTCTTGCTCTATACCAATCAATGAAACCGTTTAGGAATTCACCTGGATCGCCTGCAAGTTTACCTTGCCTAATATTTGTGTTGATCCATATTTTAAAATTTGCAATAAAATCATCGTTAGTTTTCATTGCTTCCCATACTGCATTAGGCACTGCTTTATAAGCGGCCATTGCATCTGCCAAATCTTTTTTCACTTGTGCTGTTTCTTCTTTAGTCATTAACACTGAACCAGATACATCTTTAAAAAATGCATCATCAAACCAAACATCACTTGAGCGTTTTAGTTTGTTTACATCAACGTCATAGTTTGCTTTAGCGTCTGCTAAAGAATTTCCTTCGTAGTTTGTGTGAAATATAATTCCAAACTTTGCCTTGCCAATTCTTTTGCCTATATCACTGTCCACTGGCACTGCGTAGGTGATAAGTTGTGGCTTGAAAGTGTACATTGCCTCGCCGTCTATTTCTTCTTCTCGCCTTGTACTTTCGTCAAACATAAAGTCGCCTTGAAGTACGCCTGTAATTCCTAACTTGCCTAAGTAATCAAATGCTAAATGTAATTTTGGTAAAGCACCCGACTTACCATATAGTCTATCTATTTCTTCATGACTAGTACCTAGCAATGGGGTAGCGTTAAAAACTCCTTTGGTCCCTACAAAGAACTTTCCGCTTTCAGGATCAACACCACATACTATTGCAGGTGCTCCGTCCCATTTTACTGATACTCTTAATTTCTTATTTGTACGTCCTTTGAGCATATCTGCAAATAACATCATCTGATTAATTGCATACTCGGCGCCTTCTTTACCACGGTTGAGTGCTTCTTCCTCAACGTGTTCCATATGTGTGTTCTTACCCTCGGCTTCTTGTAGCCTAATTATATCTTCAATTAACATCGTCTAATTCGCTTTTATCATTGGCTTTGATCTTTTTAATTCCACGCATGAATTTCGCTGGATCGCCGGACTTGATTGAGTTATAAAAACGTTTCTCTAGATCCTGTGCTGTATCTGATTCAAAGTTTGTGCGTATCATTTCAACTATGTTGATAGCACTTTCAATCACATGATTTGCTCTAGACTCTACAATGTTCTCTGTCTTCTTTGTTACAGCGAAATCATTAAGTTCTTCTAATAGGCTTCTAGTTTTACGTTTCATTTAACAACTCCTTAACACTATTTAGTGGTGTTGTACGGTAAATACCATAGGGAACGAAACGAGGAGCGAGAATATGGACATACATACAACTAAACTAACAACGCCTATTGTAACACACAATTTTAAAGAGCGTAGTCTTTTATTTGCCGAATTAGCACAGATTGCGTATTTAGACAAGAAAAATGCTACCAAACTAGCAAAACAATTAGGATTCACAACTGTAGAATACTACGACTTAGACGGAGCACAATCATATCGCTTTATGAATAAGCATGATATTGTAATTGCTTGTAGAGGTACAGAGCCTACAGAATTTAACGACATCAAAGCAGATTTAAAAGCATATCCTGTTAAGTCTGAAACTATAAGCAGAGTACACAGAGGCTTCAAAGCAGAAGTAGACGAACTATGGCCTATGGTCAAAGAAGATATTACAAGAACACAAAACAAAGGCAAAACACTATGGTTTTGTGGACATAGTTTAGGTGCGGCAATGGCAACTATTATGGCAAGTCGTTGCAAACACAATATAGACAATCTTGATCCCAAAGAACTTTATACATTCGGTTCCCCAAGAGTAGGCTGGCCTACATATGTTGATAGTTTAGATATTATACATCATCGTTGGAAAAACAACAACGATATTGTTACTAGTGTTCCTTTGTTTATTATGGGTTACAAACATCACGGAAGTGAACATTACCTAAACACTTGGGGCAATGTACGTACTCCATCAGGATGGCAACTGTTCAAAGACAAGATACGTGGAATATGGAGAGGACTTAAAAAAGGTAAAGTTGATAGTTTCTCAGATCATTCTATGGTTGAATATGTAAAACATCTTAAAAAATATAAAGACGGTTTAGAAACTACTCAGGTTTAGTCTTTTTTGATTGCAAAATAAAATGATGTAATCTTTGTTGTAGTGCTTCTCTATCTATAGGATCAGAAGTTTTCTTCAACTTGTTTTTTATATCAGCAATCATCCTACTGTTACTAACAGGTTTATGTTTACGTTTCATTATTGTTATTGGGAGTTTTACACTGTAAAACTGTAGCCGCTATTGTTTTTATATTAGTGCGGTCTTATTTCCTACAAAGATATTTATACAAACAAACTGCTGACAGATTCTTCATTTGTAACTCTACGGATTGCTTCACCAAACAAATTCGCAACACTTACTTGTCTTGTCTTTTTACAATTCTTAGGACAACGATCTGAAATACTATCTGTAACAACTAGTTCATCAAGCACACTTTTTTCTACCTTTTGACATGCATCATCACTTAATACTCCATGTGTTATATATGCACGAACACTTAAAGCACCTTGGTCCATAATTGCTTTTGCGGCCTTACAAAGTGTTCCACCACTATCAACAATATCATCTACTAGAATTGCATGTTTGCCTTTGACATCTCCAATCAAGTTCATTACTTCTGACTTGCCTGCTTCAGGACGCATCTTATCAACAATAGCAATATCGCCGTGAAACATGTCTGCAAATTTTCTAGCACGAACTGCACCGCCTGCATCTGGACTTACAAATACTGTACCTGCTTGTTCTACTTCTGGATCATCAATGATGCCAATTGTTTTCTTAATGTCTTTTGCAAATACTACACGACTTGTTAAATCATCTACAGGAATATCAAAGAACCCTTGTATCTGTCCTGCGTGTAAATCCATAGTTAGAATCCTATCAGCACCTGATACTGTAATAAGATTGGCTACTAGTTTTGCTGTAATAGGAGTACGTGAAGCACTCTTACGATCCTGTCTTGCATAACCAAAATAAGGAATGACTGCTGTAATTCTACTTGCACTTGATCTACGTGCCGCATCAATCATAACCATTAGTTCCATCAGACTGTCATTAACAGGTGTGCTTGTTGGTTGGATAATAAAAACATCTTCACCTCTGATGTTTTCTAAAAACTCTACACTAGTTTCTCCATCTGCAAATGTTGTAATTTTCGCAGGGACTAGCGTTGCAAAACAATGTTCTGCAATCTTGGTTGCCAACTCTGTGTTAGCATTTCCTGTAATGATTTTCATCTTCAAACCGGACCCTTCCTTGGTAGGATGTTGTTAAAAAATATATACTTAATATATACTCATACTTATAGTATGTCAAGGAAAAAGACAGGTCTAATGACACTGCCTTTTACCATTTTTTGGCTCTAGGGGAAGGACTCGAACCTCCAAGGCTTTCGCCACACGATGAACAGTCGTGCGTGTTTACCAATTTCACCACCCTAGAATATTACTATTTGTTTTTGTCTAGTGCGGCAATCATACGTGTCATACCAATACCACCGCCAACTCTTGGAAAGAAATCAAACTCTAAAAACTTTTCTAGTTCTGCTTCTACTCTTTCTTTGCCAAACAAGTCAAACAATAGTTTGCTGTATGCACCATCTGTAATTGTATGGAACGTATCTCTCATTTGCTCTACATCTGTTGAGCGTTCTGCTGATCCAATTGTTTCCATGCCTCCTAGGATAACATCTATCTTTTTACTTGTACTACCATTTTCATGTCTACTCATATTCCAAAATGGTGATGTCATTTCAGGAAAGTCTGTAATCATTGTTGCTCCAAACTCATCAAACATTTTAGTTTCTTCTTCAGCAGTCATTTCGTAGTCTTCAGCAAGGCCATAATGCTTTTGCCAATCTGCATAAGTTCTTTCTTCTGGTTTAGGAAACATCAAATATTCACATAGTTCATATTCCATCTTTTTCAAATCATCTATGTCGCCTGGCATTTCAAATTCAAACATTGGAAATATTATATCATGTCTACCTGGTATTGCATTAGGTTCTTGTCTATAGGAAGTGGAGACACAAAAAAACCCCTTACTAGAGGGGCTACTTAATAGTTCGTGTTCTAACCACATCTGGCCTGTTTGTGGCAACGGCCAAACTTGACCTGCGTAATTGTATGTTGCTACATTGAATGGATCTTCACATGCGGCAAGTATGCTTAATCTGTTTTGTGTGTGGACTTCTAAAAATCCTTTATCCAAAAAAAATGACCTTAAAAGGCCAACTGTTTTTGTAAATTTATCGGGTGATATTAATTGTGTCATTTCTTTTTCCTTTTTGTTAGTCAAAAAAAATTTGCCCAGGAATCTGAGCGTAAACTTTCTTCTCTCTATTTATACACAAAGGAAAGAAAGGGGAGCCTTTCGACTCCCCCGCAGGATTAAACAAACTGCTTTGTTATTTCTCTTTCTGCTTCTGTGGCATATTCTCTATCCCAGTTGTCTAAATGCTTTTTCATAAAGCGATTAAACACTGGAGGTATCAATGCTAACGCAAAGAGTGTAAAGTATCCTATGCCTGTGTTAGGAGCACCTACTTCATCTAGTTCCCAGAAGTGTGTTTCTCCTCTGTCATGATGATCAGCCTGGCGACCAATCTCTATAAAGAACCAACTAGTAAACAGAGTTGAATTATCCCAACTATGTCTATAATCTATTGGCTCTCCTTTTTCACGTACCAGTCCGTAGTGTTCTAGATAGTTAAGTGCTTCTAGTTCAAAGTTTGATATAACCCAAACAAGAGCCATACAAGCGACACCTAACCAACCACCTGCTAAAAAGAACAAGAAGATTGTTGGTAGGCTCATCATGTAACCACGTATCCATCTATTTTTAAAGGACAAGAAAGGCTCATCTAGTCTACGTAGACGTGCTTTCTCCATATCAAACAAGAACTTAGATTGGCCTAAGTGTGATTTAATATAGTGTGAATAGATATCACGACCTCTAGGTGCTGTTGCAGGATCATCTTCACTTGCTAGTTCCAAATGATGATTGTATACATGAGCATAACAGAAGTGTGCTGAACCACTTAACGCCATCATCCAACGACTTATTACAAAACTAAAGCCTTTGGTGTGTGACAGTTCGTGTCCATATATTATGCCTATGCCTGCAAATATACCTGTGGAAAGAACTGCACCAAGCAACTCATATCCGTACATACCATTGTAAATTTGATATGCTAGAGCAAGTTGTAGTGCAACGAACACTGGCAACATCATATACATTACTATATTTTGTAACCAGGGTATGCCATAAGGTTCACCGTTCTCATCAAAACCAGCACCTGTGGTTTTAAATGTGATCAATGTGTCAAGTATAATACCTACACCGAGTAGGACTACACCTGTCCATGTCCAAGCACCACCTGCCATTACTCCTGCGAGTGCGACAAGTATTAGAGCCGGGGCAATGAAATACCTTATATTGATTAATGCTTTTTTATGATATGCATTGTCTTTACCTCCTGCCAATTAATTGGCTGTTGATTAACAATACTACATAGCAAGTATAACACTACATCATTATAATGTCAACTTCTATATTAATAGTTATGTTGACTTCAAAAAAACCACAATTATTTAGAACATGCTAATATTCTAATATGTCAACCTTAGATTGACACACTGTTGCAAAATTAGCATGACAGCCTTGCGTGAAAAAAGGTTGCTTTTTGAGGCCAGATATATTAGTATATTATAAATACAGGTGAATAGGACAGTGAGGCTGTACTATTCGACACATACAGACACAGTGGAAAGACACTGGGCAGGATCACTCTGCCTTAACAAGCGATTGACGGGTACCAAAGGTACACGCACCGCCGGGGAAGTTCCGGGGTATTGCTTTCCTCAAGCATCCATACATCTTAGGAGAAAAACATGACACACTTAATAAGTGGTCTGATGTCTTGGATGAACAACGGTATGACTGCCAGTCACCGTAACGATCTATTGACTTGGGCCAAAACTGAATACAAGAAAGATTGGAAGTACGCTTACCAATTTATGCTCGACCATCATGGCAGAGCACCAACTATAACTGAAATAAATGGACCCAGATATGTTCGTAAGGAGGTCGCATAATGCAATTCATCGATTGGATTAGAAACCTTTTCACAACAACTAACTGGGAAGAAGATTATCTTAGTCGCTCTACTGACCACGCTGATTTGGAACGTAGGATCAGGCAACTGGATAGGCGCGAGGTCAAGGCTGGACCATTTGGAGTTAGCCACACATACAAATACTAACACACCATATACACACATACAAAGGAGATTATAAATGTTATTTTGGGAAAGAACAAAAAATTTATTTGCACAGGCAGGTTTAGCCAGAGCGGCGGCCGAACTGTCAAGACAAGGATATCA